CCGTTCTGCCGTATATCTTCTGAAAGCTGGTAATTGACAGTTTCCTTTTCGTAGGCGTTTTCACGATTGATAAACTCAACAGGGAAACTGTTATATACCTCGCTACTATCCTTACGGCTGTACGTTACCATTGCGCCCTTGCTCTGCGGTGAGAAATCGTCAGAAGTAAGGTCATATTTAATTGTGGTGTCCGCTTCCCATGAGCCTATATTCCTTGTTTCTAACGGAACAATTTTGAATCGGTCGTTGCTCCAAAAGAAATAAGCGTTTGTCAGTTTAGCAATTTCATTTACTATGTTTTGTGCCTGTGCTGGCTTGCTGTCAGGCGGTGAAGAAATCAAAAGGTCTGCTTCTCTGCAATATGTTCGGTAATTATCCAAACCCTCAATTTCAACACTTTCCAAACCGACTTTATCTAAAACATATCTGATATAGTCAGCAGGATTTACGTCCACGCCATCGCCAGTATTTAACAACTTTCCACGTATCTCAAAGTTGTACTGCGGTAAGCTTGCGGAATCGCCCATATCGACAACGCCAGCCATATAAGCCAATCCCTTATACGGCATTGCTTTTTCAGGGTGGTTACCGACAACATACGCCCACGGCTCTTGCGTTTGCGTTCCTAAAAAAGCGGTCAGTTCAATTTTTTCATTAGGATAGGTATAAACCTCTTTCCCACGCCAAACCTTGCCAATACCAGCAATTTCGCCCTCGCAAAGACCGAGTATGCAAGCTACTGTATAGGTGTAAGTAATGCTTGTGGATTTACTGCCGCCACCCTTACCGCTTTTGTGCGTTTCTCTGTGTTCATGTGCGGTAAAATCATCATAGTAAATTACGTTACCGCTTAAACGTGTAGTTCCCAATACTTCAGGAACAGCCGTGCCGTATTCCGCAGTATTTACAGTAAATTCGCTGATTTTATCCGCTCTTGTCGTTGTGTTATGCCTGCCGAAAAAACCCATTTACTCACCCCTGTAACGATATATCCCGCGTAAGCGGCTCTTTCCTTTTGCATCTAAAAACATTGTTTCGTTGATATTGGAAAGAATCACGCCCCTGTCAACTAACGCATGTACAACAGTATTGTTACCGATGTATACCGCCCCGTGAGATACGCAACGTCCGTACTGATAAAGCAAGAAATCGCCAACCTGTAAATCATCCACTTTGTCGCAGTACTGCTCTACATACGATTTAAACCATTCTTCGTCCCTGTGTAAGTGCCACTCATTTGAATACGGCTTAATCTTTATATCGTCTTTTTTTATTGTCCCTGAATCTTCCAATGCCGCAATGAGAAGCATACCGCAGTCAACGCCAATACCTTTTACTTTGGCATTGTTGACATGCGGTGTGCCAATCCATTCGCAAGCGGCTTTAGCAATATCTTTTCCGCTCATCACATTAGAACCTCTCTCAACGGTACATAAGGCGTAATCAAGCACGTTTCAGAATCGTCAGCACTTGATGTAATAGTATCTCCGACTTGTGTATAAACACCTTGCGGATAATACTTTCTTACTGGAAATTCCATGTTCAAGCCTTGCGTCTTTGCTTTAGCGGTAATCTGTATGGATAACCCACCACATTGCTTAATCTCCACAATGCCGCTAAACAACTGCACAGCACCTAATACAGTTTGACCGCTAAAATAGCATCGTGACAGGCTTAACACAGACCTGTCTAATAGTCCATCATGTGCCGCCTTGTTTAACGGAACACTATCAACCATATCAGACTGCGTGTTGTAAATCTCTACTGTCATAGAATCCACAGTTACTTGCGATTGTGTTTTAATCTGCTGTCTTTTTGGTATTCCCATCAGTGTATGCGAGTAAGTGTACCCACCATAGGAAACGTCCGTATCAAAGTCAGCAAACCGATACACGTTGCCGTTTTGTAGCTTTAGCGTGTATATATCGCAGGCGGTAATATGTTTTTGTGTGTTAAGATAGGTTATTAATGCGTTTGTAGCTTCTTTCATCGTACTGTCACCAACTTAAAACGGTCTGAACGATTAATGTTATCAAAGATATGGTTTATCCCCATGCCATCATCATCAAAGCGCACCTTCCAGTAATAGGTGTAATCTGCTGTTACCACCGCACCCGTAGCAGGAGCGGTAACAAATGTTATATATCCGTTGTTCGTTGTGTATGCGTTTACATCTTGTTTTGTGCCGTCTACATATACGCTGACATTTTCGATATATTCAACAGGTTCAACGTATTCGCCCATTTTCATAACAGCCTGATAGATGCCATTTGAGATTTTAGGCAGGATAATTCCTTTTTCCTGATAATCTTCCCCATCAAGCCATAAAAAGGGTTCATAACCGCCCTTGCGAGCGGCTACAAACCCCATTAAAACTCTTGCTTCTGCATCAGATAGCGGCTGTATTAAAGCTGTGATAGTCCATTGTGGGTATAACTGGTTCGTCAACGCACGATACCTACCGCTTGCTGATTCCTCAATAGCCGTATCCCACTTTTGTTTTTTACTGCTGTTATAAGCGCACCGCCCTTGTAGCGATACAGGAAATTTAGCTATTGCCATCTAATCACCCCATAGAATACTCAAATCTTCTCTGTGCTTCATACAACATGTTCTGTATACGTTCTCCACCGCCACGCAATGACAAGAAATCATCGAAATCAGAAGCGTCCAATGCGTTTACTTGTAAGGTCAGATTATTCATAGGTGCAGACGGCTCTAACTTCTTGCCGCCTACATAGTTACCGCCAACAAGACCGCCACTTGCAAAGTGTCCCCTGTTTATCGCACTTAACGTAGGTACACCAATTTTCTTGACAGCCGCCGCCCTTACAACGTATTCACCATTGGATAACATAGCAGGAATACTATCTGATGTTCCCGTTCCTGCACCCGTGATAAAACCACCCTCTGCATTCCTGCTTGCATTGGTAATATCAAACGGATTTAGTCCTGCTTTTGTGCTATGTAACTGGACATTTCCTGTACCAAAAACAGCCGCTGATGCGTTCCTTGCCGCCAGTGCTGGGTCACCTACAATAGAGAATATCGCAAACAGAGATAACCAGCGTGTCAACAACTGTGCCGCATTTTTCAATAACCCCGATACAAAATCTGCCATAGCTTGCTTGCCCGACTTCGCACCAGTAATGAAATCCATCATTGCGCCACTCATGGCATCACCGACCTGTTGTGCATAGTTTATGGTGAAATCTGCCCAGCCTTTAACAGCGTTTTGCTGGTCTGTAAATGCCGCTGTCCCTTGTGCAATAATTTCTTTGTTCTGCTCAATAAACTGCGCCAATGTCTGATTCTTTTGGTCAAGTTCTGCCTGTAAATCCTCGGGTGTTTTCTTTAAAATCTGTGCAATTAAATCTAAATCTTCATCATCCGTAATGGCTTTACCGCCCGATGCTCCAACATCAGCAACTTGAAACAGCCTTGCCACCCCATCCTGCACAGTTTTAATCTTCTGTGCGATTTCATCGTCAGAGCCTAAATACCTGTCAAGGATATTCTGACTTTCTTTTTGGTTTTTACTGTAAGATGCTTCAAAATTCGCTACCTTCACTTTTGCGTTGTAAAGGTTTTCTTCTGCCGTCCGCTGTGCTTCTATCTCCTTGATAACATCTGCCCTTGTGCTTACATCCTTGATTTTTTGGGCTACTTCCAGTTCTTTATTATAGCCGTTCACCATTTCAGAATGTGCTTCAGACAGTGCTTCCAGTTTGATACGCTTTTCTTCTTCCTCTTTAGCTTCGCCAGCAAGTAATGCAAGGTTCACCTTCGCAAGTTCAATAGATGACTTCGCTCTGCTCTGCCTTGCTTTATCCGCATCGGTGTATTTCTTTACCAGTGCTTCAATTGCCCTTTCTTCTTCAGATACGGCTTTAGAAGCACCACCGCCACCGCCAGCACTTCCACCGCCACCGCTTGACAATCTCCTGCGTGTAGCGGTTCTGAAGTTATTCTGCCTTGCCGCCCTCCTCCGTTCTGCACGTTCTTCGGGTTCAAGCCCCGAGTCAATCATCTGCTTGTAGCCTGCATTTACCTCACTTGCGAATCCTGCTCCTATTGAGGACAGTATACTGGTTACGACATTGTACACTGTCATTAACGCATCAATAGCAGGCTGTAACGCACTATACACCTGCGAGCCGAAACTTTTAAAAGCACTATAGACATCACCCACTGTAATGATGATAAACTTCAATGCAGTTATGACAACATTTAGCAGTGTGTTGATACCATCTAATACATCACTGGCAATATCACCCAAATCACTGAATGCACCAGTGCCATCAGACCGCACCAAATCCACTAAATCCTGTGTAAAGTCAATTAGTGTCTGTATGATACC